GAGATGTTGATTTAATTAACTTTGAATACTCTTATACAGGAATCCACGAAGATACAGATTTAAAATACTTTGATGTGACTAGACATTAAACTAGGGTGGTACTAACAAAAAGAGAGCAATAAAAACCACCCTAGCAAATCAACAAGTCTCCCTGATGACTTTATCTACTAACTGATAAACAAGAGGATAACACCTAATTCTCGTTAGCAGAATCCTTTAAACCTTATTATTCAAAGCTAAATCTCTTTTTAACTCTGATTGTTTTAAACTTACATATCTATCTATGTTATTATAATGAAACCTTTTTTTTGTAAGTTGTTCTTCAGCTTCAGCATATTGTTCTACAATCTTTTTATATTCTGGGTCAATTCTAGCTTCATGTTCAGCTTCAGACATAGTTTTAACTAATTTCTTATGTTTGATAACGCATTGGCTAAACACACCTTTTTTTCCTTCCTCTAAAATAATTACTTTCTTTTGCCACTCTGCCCATTCGTTAGATGCTTCTTCTAATTTTTTATATAGTTGTTCGCTTAAATTCATTTCTTCTCCTGTAATATATATTTAAGTGTAGTTGTTGTTGGGTCAAAATCTAATTTGTTACAAGACATTAATAATGCAAATATTAATATTAAAAATATAATTGTAAATCTTTTAATATATTTTCTATGTATTGGAATACCAAATATTATCATGGATATAATAACATCTCCTCTGCTTCTTTTTCTAACTGTTTAACTTGTTGTTTAAGACTATGATTTTCTTTTTTTAAATTTTCAATTAATTTAGAGTGGTTTTTATATTCCATATATAAAGCCTGTAATTCTTCTCTCTTAAAAGCGAGATTTTTTTTTAATTGTTCAATCTCGCTAATAAGTTCTTTTGTCATAATTAAAATGGTATCTCATCGTCCATGTCATTTATGTTTTCAACTGGTTTTGCATTATCAGGTGCAAATTGAGTTGCATGAGGTGGCATTGATTGACCAATAGGTTTCATACCATCTATGTTTGGTTGTGGCTTATATGGTTTAACCATAGCAATAGTATAAACTAATTGTATAGTTCCTTTATCGTATTTATGAGGATTTTGTATTTCCTCTGTTTTTGCCATTTCTTTTAACTTATATCCAGCATTATGATATTTTTGTACTTCTGGTGTCATAAACCATTCAGTAATTTGTGATAAAGTGTATTTTCTTTTTGTTAAACTACAAATATATTTAACTTCACTAGAATCTGCACTATATTCATATTTAGGACTTTGATTACCAGTTGGTTTTAATTTTTTAGTCAAACCACAAAAAGGCATATCAAATTTATTTTTTTGTTGCATTTTTTCCTCGTTTTAGTTGATTGTATTTTCTTACTTGTTCATTAAAAAGAAGTTCTGATTTATGACAACTTAATAAACCAAGAAATGCTTTTAAATGCTCCTTTTTATATAAAATGTGTCTAGCTTCAAAATCTCCACTATCTTTAGGAAGTCGAACTAAATACATTTTATTTATTTTTTTACCAGTTTGTTCTTCATAAGCTAATTTATAACCATGCAACTGATGAACCATGTTTATAAACACTCCTTTAGAAGTCTTTATATCTATTAACCATAAATTATTATCAGGGTCTTTAGCCACTAAATCTAATGTGCCACAAAAACCTCTTTCTGAATAAAGTATTTTTTCAGACTCAATAACTTTAAGTTTATGTTTTTTCCAAAACTTTTTAAACTTTTCAAAACAACCTTTTATGACAGGATCATCAGGGTCAGTAAATTTCTCTCCCTTTAACCACATCTCACAAAACTTATGCACCATAGAGCCAATATTTAAAATATTATCTCCTTGTTTTTTTGCATTAGTTTTAGCATTTAAGATTATGGTTTCTATCTTATCAATAGAAATACCTTGTCTTTCCATCTCTTGTTTGATTGCATTTACTTGATTAGCAATTTTCCAATTCTCTAACATTGGACTTGCTAACTTACCAAGAATTGTACTCATACCCACTACATACTCGTTATTGTGGACATAGACATGCTTTTCTTGATTAAACTCTATTTTATGACCATGTTCGGTTGTTATAGTAGTCATGCTCTCTCCTTTTTAGTTTATAAGTTATAAATACTAAATTTTTCTTCAGTATTATTTGGTTGATATTTATTATAATAACTTTGTGCCAATATTGTCAATTCTTTGTCCAAAATAGGTTTTATAAAATAATGGAAAGGAACTTTAAAATATTGACTTAAAGATAATAGTCTTATTGGATTAGGTAAATTAGAACCTTTCTCATATTTTTGGATTTGCTGGAATGTTATCTTTAATGCTCTTGCAACTCTAGTCTGCGTTTTTTTATTTATGAGCCTAATCTTCTTAATTTGCAATCCAATAATATGAGTGACTACTTTCTCATTGTGTTCATCACTAATATTCCATTCTTCTAGTAAGTTATTTATAGAAGTGTTTATTTCTTCAATAGTATTATTTTTTTTCATAGAAACCCCATTCTTCTTTCTGTTGTTGAGTTAGTTGATTAAACGATTCTTTAAAACATTTATTACATAATAAACAATCGCTGAATAAAGAATCAGAGCCAAAAAACCACGCAAGTTTTAAGGCATCTGTTCTAAAGCATTTAGCACACATATAAGCTAAAATTTTTGTTCTAGTTGATGGTTTAGGCATAATTTTTTTTTAATTTTTTACCTCCATATAAATTTTGAGAATTAGTGTGAATTGCATGACAATTTGCACAAAGTATTCTGCACTTTCTAATTTCATTTTTAAAAGATTCAAAATTAGAACCTTGAAAAATCATTCTAGAAATGGCTAATTTTTTTTTTGAGGGATTTATATGGTCAAATTCTAAAGCTGACCAATGTTTTTTATATTTACATAATTGACAACCCAAAAAAATCTTTAATCTTCGTGCAAAATTTTTTTTTTTATTAACCAATTTTAATCTTGTTATATATTTTTTTTTCGTCCAATACTTATTCCAATTTATTTTTTTTTTAATTAAGCACACTATGACCTCTCTTTGTTAAACATTTTCTCATAATAGACTCATACTTTGTGTCCATATTTTGATTTAATGCCCAAAAAGTAATGTTGCTAATAAAGTTAGTATTGTCTTTAGCAAGTTTATCACAATGTTGGGTATCGTTAGTTATTTCTTTTGCTTGGTCAGTATCAAATGTTCCTGATCTTCCAGCAGTATCTATTATTGGAGAATAGGCACAAGCATTAAGCAGAGTGCAGACTATCCCTAGTGTAAGTATCGTTTTTTTCATATTTATATCCTCTCTTTAAAGAACTGGTTGATGGTACTTCACTTGATGAAGTCTAAAAGCCAAATCCTTTTTCTTTTGTTTCAAATGGAACAATTTTTCCAATAGCACCTTTTCCTTGTGTGTACTCTTGTCTAACTGCTCTTGTAGGCGAAACATTTTTTTTTGGTTCATCTTTTTTCCTTAATTGACTCACTTGATTAACCAAATGAGTATCTACAGGATTAATTAAATTTAATTGTTCCTGTAAATCTTGTAATCCACCAAGAGTCATATCTCGATGAAAAATCTGTTTAAATTGTTTTGATATTTCTCTACTAAATGTAGAGTTAGCTGGTATTCTCATTTTATCTCTCCTTTTTTGTTAAACATACAAATAATCTATAAAAATAGGTTGCATTATGCAATAGTTAATTTATAGCATAAAACCTAGCTTTTTAGACTATTATAACAACCTAGATTTTAAAAATTGCAATCTAAAAACAAATCACTTATAAAACGAATCAATTAAAGGTATGAAAAAAAATAAAAAAATGTTAGAGAGAACTGTCGCAAGACAAGTATTTATTTTTTTCATATAAATAATATAAGATCGTGTGGGGTCTAGCTTCTCTCCTAGACCCTGCACTTAACAGAGAGAAAAAGAGATGAAACAATTAGAGCTAGACTATCAAGCCCATAACTATACTGATACAAGCAAATCTGCTTGGGTTAATAAAAAAGATAAACTGACAAAAAGAGAACAAGTTTATAATTTAATCAAACTTAAATCTTTAACTAATTATGAAATATCTGATGAGTTAGAGATGCCATTAAGTTCTGTTTGTGCAAGATGCCATGAGTTACAAGAATTAAATCTTGTGATAGACTCTGGTAAAAGACGAGAAACTAAATATGGCAAACAAGCGATAGTATGGCAAACAAAGTAGATAAAGATAGATTAAATAAGATTGCCCAAATGGGTTGTTATTGTTGCGGTTCGCCAGCAGAAATTCATCATATTAGATCGCATACAGGGTTATCGTTAAGACCAGATCATAAATTAACAATACCTCTATGTCCAATTCATCACAGAACTGGCAAAGACTCAATTCATTTAGGTAAAAATCTATTTATAGAAAAGTATGGAACTGAACAATCAATTTTACATAAAATAAACAAAGAACTTGAACTTATGGAAGATGCTTATAACTTATTTGGAGATAAATAATGGCAGAGATGAGAGATGAACACCTTGAAGTAGTATCTAATAATCGTGGTAGAGAGTATGAAAAAACTAAAAAAACATTAAACATAATTAAGACATTATTAAATAGATACTCTAAAAGACAACTAATTGAGATGATTGAGAAAGAGAGTAGGAATGGCTAAAAGATCAGGATATTTTTTAGTTTATAGGGATATTTGGCGATCTCCTGTATTTAAAAATTTATTACAATGTAGTTGCTGGATATATTTTATATCATCAGCATCGCACCAAGATAAAACATTAAGATTTTTAGGAAATGATATATTTGTGCGTAGAGGAGAGATGATTATGCCTTTACGAGTAACAGCTAAAAGATTTGGTATGACATATTCAGAAATGAGGGCTTTCATACTACGGCTTGTGCGTAGAAAAATGATAACCACTAGAACGACCCACTTACAGCCCACTAACAACCACAAGAGCCGAAAAGTAACTCTAATAAGCCTTGTAAATTATAACAAATATCAGTATGTGGATAATGAACAACCACTTACGACCCACATACAGCAACAAGTACTAATAAACAATACTAATACACAATTACTAAATACTAGGTCTAGCAAGCAAGAAAAGAAAATTGGAGAATGGGGAGAATATACCATTATCCTGGTGGACTCTAAAAAATACTTAAAACATAAATGGAAAAACGAGCCTTTGAAAGAATATGAAAGCGATTTTAAGAATATTTAAGTATGTCAGAAAAAGATTGATTAATCTGTCTATTGAAAATAAAAGGTTAAAAGTGCAACTTGAATTTTATAAAGCAATAGTAGAATCAGATAATCAAAAGAAACACTAATGGTAAAAAAGAAGTCAAAATTTCGCCACATTTCAATATCCAATAAAAAATATTATTTCTATGAGATAAAATGGATAGATGTCATTGGCGACAGTGGCCACGCATCAGAAAAAGAGTTTATGGCCATGAAACCAGCTTATATGACGACTAATGCCTATCTATTCAAGAAAGATAGAAAGTATGTTTGGACATTTGCTAGTTATGATGAAGAAACATTTAGCGATAGAAACCTAATTCCCAAAGGATTGATTTTATCTATGAAAAAGGTAGAAATATAAAATATGAAAAACGACAAAAGTAAGGCAATAGACACAATTCAGACAAAATCTATGGGCAGACCCAAAAAAGAACTAGATAAAGATGTTATTGCAAAATTAAGTCAGATAGGTTGCACACAAGAAGAAATAGGTTCAGTTATAGGAATTTCTGCTAGAACTTTGCAAAGACGATATGCCGATTTAGTTGCAGAAAATAAAAACAAAGGTAAAGCTAGTTTAAGAAAGAAGATGTGGGAGAAAGCACTTAAAGGTAATGAAAAACTTTTAATCTGGCTATCAAAGAACGAATTAAATATGCGAGATAAAATTGAGACTCAAAGTATTGTTGAGCCTTTACCATTAATCATTGATGCAAAAGCTGAAGAAGTAAATGGCAAGAATTAAATTTGTTCACTTTGTACCTAGAGATAAACCACCTAAACGACCAAGACGACACAAGAAAAGACTAAATAAAAATGAAAAACGAAGCTATAAAAAATATAACAGACAAGGGAGATAACATGGAAATAGGAGAAAACACTTTTTTAAAATTAAGAGAACAAAGAGATCAAGCTAGATTGGAGTGCGATCAAGTTAAGATTCAAAGAGATATTGCTTTGAGAAAACTTAACAAGGCTTTACAAATAGCAAAAGATTTAAGGAAACTAATAGAAAATGGACAAGCGAAGTAATTTTTACCCTAATGGAGAAATAATACCTTATCAAATGCCACAGGATTATAGACCATCAACAGGTAGAGGATCATGTGGTTCATGCGGTATGTTTTCACAAAAAAGATACTTCTGCGGTATTTGGAGAACTAGAGGAGTTAGAGATACTTATGTATGCAACAAATGGCGACAACGACACTTCAAGAGATAGATAAATTAGCCAATCTTTATAATAAGACTAAAGATGAAAAATATAAGATACTTTGGTATAAAAAAATAAAGGATTTATTTAATGGAAGAACAAGTACACTATCTAGTTCTATTACTTCTAAAGTTCGATGGGACAATGTTAAAAGAGGTGCTAGAATTTACAAGACCAATGACTCTACTTGAATGTGGAGATTTTGCTGAAGCACACAGAGAAGCTATTGCGACATTTAGTTGGGACGACCCTAGAGGTTCAGCTTGGTTTTTAAATGATGGTAGAGGTACTTTTCAAGGTCATATTTGTATTCAAGACCCAGATAAAATGTGATATAGAATATCACTATGGCTAAATACAAAGGTAGAACTGTAAAACTCAATAAAATCTTACGAGGAGATGTTAAGAAATTTAAGGTCTTTGTTCGTAATCGTAGAACTGGTAAAGTCCAAAAAGTAAATTTTGGTTCTAAAACTATGTCTATAAAAAAACATATACCAGCTAGAAAGAGATCGTTTATGGCTCGTATGGGTGGAGTGCTTAAAAAAGTTCGTGGTCAAAAATCATTGAGTCCTGCTTATTGGAGTATAAGGAGTTGGCGATGATAGATAAAATTTGTTATTTTTTATTTGGAACATTAGACAGGTGGTCTAACTGGGTAAATGATATGTTTATAGAAAAACCAAAGAAGAAAAAGAAAAAACAAACTGCACCAGAGGATTTGTTTAATGGCTCTTAAAATATCAGAAGAAGCAAAAGTGCAAATGCCAATGAAAACAGTTGCATCTTTGATAGGTATAGTTGCAATAGGTGTGTGGGGATATTTTGGAATTATAGAAACTCAAAATAAATTAACAACTCGATTAGAATTAATGGAAAAAGATTTAACAGAAAATACAGAGTTTAGAATTAAATGGCCAAGAGGACAATTAGGTTCATTACCCGCCGATTCTGAACAATTCATGCTTATCGAAGACCTATATAAACAAGTTGAAAAGTTACAAGCTACACAAGAAATGAATATGACTAATAAAGTTAATATTGAGTTCTTACAAAAGCAAATGGAAAAATCTTTAATTGATATTGAAAAGTTAAAAGATAGTAATAGAGAAATAAAATACACTAATGGAAATGGTAATCACTAATGGTTGAAGTAATAGCATTATTAATGATTGTAAATAACGAGATAAAAGAACATCGTATTCAACCTGATATGGCACAATGTTTAAGAGGCAAAAGAAAAGCTGAAAGAGTTTATCAAGAGAATGTTCAATATTCTTGTATAAAATCTATGGCAGAATTAGAAGAAAATATAGATGGGAGCAAAAGCATAAAAAAATTAATTTTAGAATAATATGATAGACGAAGATAGGACATACGAAAACGAAGTGAGATTCCATAATGATAGATTGGGTATTAAAAATAATAGAGAAAATAACAAGGGCAATATTCCATTGGTGTTGGAGAGTCCAAACTCAAAGAAGATGGAAAAGAAAGAAGAATTAAATGGAATATATACTCCTTTATCAACTATGTTCTCTAATTAATAATTTTTGCTATCCACCACTTACAGATAGAGAATTAAATACTTACTCTCAATGCGTGTCAAAAGGTGCAGAGAAAACAATACAGTTAGTTAAGAAAGCACCTAAAGAATTTGACGAACAAAAATATATTGTTAAATATTGGTGTCTAAGTGAAAATAACATTAACAAAACCCCAACTAAAGGTTAGTCAATCTAAAGCTAGATTTAGAATTTTAATTAGTGGCCGTAGATTTGGTAAAACTTATTTAGCAGTTACAGAGATGATGAAATACGCATCTCAACCTAATCGTAAAATTTGGTATGTAGCACCCACATTTAAGATGGCCAAAGAGATTGTTTGGGGAACTCTTAAAGAAATGCTTAATCAATTTAATTGGATTGAGGATATTAACGAAACCACAATGACTATAACTATTAGAAAAACAAATAGTCAAATATCATTAAAAGGTGCTGATAATTATGATTCATTAAGAGGTACAGGATTAGACTTTTTAATATTAGATGAGTTTGCAGATATAGATAAAAGAACTTGGTTTGAAGTACTAAGAGCATCAATATCAGATAGATTAGGTCATGTTCTTATGTGTGGTACACCAAAAGGTTATGGAAACTGGTCATACGAAATGTACCTTAAAGGAAAACAAGATGATGATTGGGAGTCTTTTCAATATACTACTATTGATGGTGGTATGGTTACACCAGAAGAAATAGAGCAAGCAAAACAAGACATAGATATTAGAACATTTAGACAAGAGTTTGAGGGTACATTTGAAAACTATGCTGGTGCAGTTTATTACAATTTCCACCCTGTAGATAATGTAGTTAAAAAACAAATAGATTGGACTAAACCTTTACATATAGGAATGGACTTCAATGTTGATCCAATGTCAGCTTGTGTTGGTCAAATAGAAAAAGATAAAGTTTATTTTGTAGATGAAGTTATTATTTATGGCTCTAATACTGATGAAATGGTGCAAGAAATAAGAGATAGATATGGAACTAAAATGCAAATATTTATTTATCCTGATCCAGCATCTAAACAAAGAAAAACATCTGCTGGTGGTAGAACAGATTTATCTATACTTCAAAATGCTGGATTTAAAGTTAAGGTAAAACACAAACACCCAGCAGTTAGAGATAGGGTTAATGCAGTCAATAGTAGGCTTAAAGATTCTAATGGCGAAAGACATATTTTTGTTTCACAAACTTGCAAAACATTGATAAAAGGATTACAAAGACAAATATACAAGGAGAATACAAATATTCCTGATAAGGAAGATGGATTCGATCACATGAACGATGCACTTGGTTATATGATTGAATATTTAAAACCATTGACTACACAGGCAAGATTTAACCCTCCTACAAGATGGACAATGAAATAAATTATGGCATATTCAAGGGATCAAGCATTAGAAGTTCACAAAGACTATCAGCAAACTGTTAATAATTGGGAATACTATATAAGATCATACAATGGTGGATATGACTATATGATTGGTCAATATCTTAATAGATATAATTTAGAATTAGATAACGAATTTAATCAAAGACTTGCAAACACTCCTTGTGATAATCATTGTAAAAATATTATTCAAATCTATTCATCGTTTTTATTTAGAGTTAGACCAAGTAGAGATTTTGGTTCTTTACAAGATGAACCTAGTTTAGAATCATTCTTAAAAGATGCAGACTTAGAGGGAAACAATTTAAACTCTGTAATTAAACAAGCACAGAACTACGCATCAATTTATGGACATTGTTTTTTAATTTTAGATAAACCTAAAGTAACAACAAACACAAGAGCAGAAGAACTAGAACAAGATATAAGACCCTATCTATCAATCGTAACACCAGAAAATGTTTTAGACTGGAATTTTGAAAGACAAATAAATGGTAAGTATGAACTAAACTATTTAAAGATTAGAGAAGAAGTAGATAAAGATGGTGGTACTTATATGAGACTTTGGTATCCTGATAGAATAGAAACTGTCTATATGCCAGAAAGAGAACCACCAAAAATAATAGATACTGCCGATAACCTGATTGGCAAAATACCAGCAGTTATTTTATACAATTCCAAAAGTCATAAAAGAGGGATTGGTCAATCAGACCTTACTGATATAGCTGATTTACAAAAATCTATCTACAACGAATATTCTGAAATGGAACAATTAATAAGATTAACTAACCACCCATCATTAGTAAAAACTCCAAGTGTAAATGCAAGTGCTGGTGCTGGTGCAGTAATTGAAATGCCTGATGAGTTAGAACCAAATTTAAAACCATATTTATTACAACCATCTGGCCAAAACCTAACTGCAATTATGGACTCAATAAATAACAAGGTAGAATCTATAAATAGAATTGCACATACAGGAGCAGTAAGAACTACTAAACAACAAGTATCATCTGGTATAGCTTTACAAACAGAATTTGAATTATTAAATGCAAGACTATCAGAAAAAGCAGATAACTTACAAATAGCAGAAGAACAATTATTTAAACTGTATGCTATGTTCCAAAATACAGAATTTGATGGAGAAATAAATTACCCAGATTCATTTAACATTAGAGATTATGCTTCGGATTTAATTTACTTCCAACAAGCAAAAGCTATGAATATTGGCTCTCCTACATTTAGCAAAGAAGTTGATAAAGAGATTGCTAGAGCAGTTGTAGATGACGATGAGAAACTAAATGAAATATTTGAAGAAATAGATGCAAAGTCTGAAGTTGGCGAATTTACACAAGATGAACCACAACAACAAGATCAAGAAGTAGAGCAAGAGCAGATTTAATGAATGTCAGATATAGTCAAAGATGCAACACTTTATAGAATTAAGCAAATAGAACTTGCTGAAGCAGAATATTACAAATCATTAGTAGCAACATTAGATAGAATAGAACGAGATGTAGTATCTCTTTCAAATAGACTTCCAACACAAGATGGCAAATTAATAGAATTGCAAGCCGCTATTGCTATAAGACCAAGAATTAAATTTATTTTAGATAGAGAATATTTAGCTTGGTCAGATACAGTTGTAAGAGAGGGTTTTAACAAACAAGCTAAAAGAATTGAGAAAGCATTTAAAAGAATAGGTAATATACCACCAGAGTTTCAAGAACTTACAAAGGGAGATTTAGCATTAGTACAAAATCTTAAACAACAATATTTTACGCAGTTTAAAGATGTATCAAATACTTTTACTAGAAGATTATCAGAAAAGGTCTACCAGAATACATTAGTTGGAAGTGATTTTGCAACCCTAGAAAAAGAATTAAGACAAACAATAAATGGCATCTATGCTAGTTCAGATGACCCAGAAATTCAACGATTAGTTAATTATGTTAATGAAAATAAATTTAAAAAATCTAAACAAGCAGAGGTTGATAAATCAATACAAACTTTACAATCTAAATTTGCAAGAGATAGGGCTGGAGAAAACATGAAAAGATATGCTGGTCAGATATTAAATGATTCTTTGCGAGATTTTGATGCAACATTAAACTTTAATAAATCACAAGATGCTGGTCTTACTTTTGTAAAATACTATGGAGATGTAATTCCTACAACAAGAGACATTTGCAGAAACATCATAAATGGTGTAATAAAACCTAAGAGAAAAGATGGACTTTTCACAGTTGATGAAGTCAGAAGAATATGGGCAAGTAGAAGTTGGTCAGGTAAAAAATCTGGCGATCCTTTAGTTGTTCGTGGTGGTTATAACTGTCGTCATCAATGGTCTTATGTCAATCCTGATTGGTATGACAGCAAAGGCGAACTAATAATATAGGAGAAACAATGTCTGAAGAAACAAAGGCTGTTGCACCTGAAACGCAACAAACTGAAACAAAAAAAGAAGAAGTAAAAGTAGAAGAACCAAAACAAAATACTTTTACACAAGAACAACTAGACAACATAATCAAATCAAGACTTGAAGCAGAAAAAAGCAAATATGAAAAAAAACTTCAAGAAGAAGAAAAACAAAAAGCTGAAATTTTAAGGCAGAAACAAATAGAAGAAGCTAAAACTAAAGCTGATATTGAAAAGATTATGCAAGAAAGAATAAAGGAAAAAGAAGAAGAAGTATTAAGATACAAAAATCAAATTAAAAAAGAAAAAGTAGATAATTCAATACTTTCTATTGCATCTTCTAATAATGCCATTAATCCAAGTCAGGTAGTTGCTTTGTTAAAAGAAGAAGTAAAATATAATGATGATGGTCGTATAGAAGTAGTTGATAATAATTCTAATGTACGATATAACAAAAGTGGACAACCTTTTTCTCTTGAAGATAGAGTAAAAGAGTTTTTAGATAGCAACCCACACTTCCGTAAAGGGTCTTTGTCTGGATCAGGTTCACAGAATGCTATCGGTGGCAAAACTGTTAAACCCTTTAACTTACAGGACTTGGACTTATCGAAACCAGAAGATCGTCAAGCCTATGCAGAATATAGGAAAAAGCGAGATTCAGGTGCGGTAGAAATAAACTTAACTAATAAATAAAGGTAAATAAAATGGCAAACGAAACAACATCGTCAACGGTATCAGAACTATA